TAAAAACACATTAAAACAAGCGTTTTTGAACACTTTTGAAATGTTGTGAAATGAAATGATTAGTTTTCCCATACATGAAGCACAAATAAATAAACCTTATTATACCAAGTTTAACAAGCTGTAAGGTAGAATAAAAGGGCAATAAAAGGGCAAAATAAGGCAAAAACAAAAGACTAGCATTTAATTTAATGTTAGTCTTTTTATTTAGAATGATATATCCTTGAATAAATCAAACTCTTTTTTCTGACTTTTTCTAGTCTTGTGAATGTATATCCGTTGTGTTACTTTTGCGTCTTCGTGTCCTAACCGTTTAGAAATATATTCAATAGGTATTCCCTTGTCAATACACAAACTAGCGTGTGTATGTCTTAAACTGTGAATCTTGAAATTAATACTTACTAGCTTTTTTAATCCTTTTCTAAAATGACTAGGTATAATATAGTTTCCATGTAGATTAGGGAATATTAAATTTTTATCGTTGTTGTAAGTCTTGTATATAATCTGATAGTTAGCTTTTAATCTTTTTTGGCTTTCTAGTATATCTAAACATTTCTGATTGAGTGATATTTTTCTATTACTACTTTTAGTTTTTGGAGTGTTAATACCTCCGTTGATATTCCATGTCTTATTAATTGTTAAGATGTTATCTTCTACATCATTAAATGTTAGTGCTATCAACTCCCCAAAACGTAAGCCAGTATTTACAAGAAACTCAATTACATTTCTGTAGTAGGGATAGTCTTTCAACTCATCTAGGATTAAGTCAATCTCTTCTTGCTCTAAATACTTTGTTTCCTCTTTTACTGTTTGCTTTTTCTTCTGCAGCTTTTCAAGAAAAGATATATCTTGTATGTAGTCTAACCTATATAGAATCTTGAGAAAAGTTTTAATACATCCTAAATGAGCGTTATAGTTCACATCAGATACAGCTACATCATCTAGTATATTTAAAATGTAGTTAGCGTTAACTTTATTCAACGGAGCATCGCTGCATAACCTTTTAATCTTTTTCATAGTAGTAGCATATTGTACTTGCGTGTTAGGTTTAATGTTCTTAAAATGTTTTTCCTTGATAATGTCAAAGGATTCAAAGAAAGTAATTGTATTATCTATAACCGCAGATTCTTCTAACTCTCTTAATCTTAATATTTCAGTTGCAGTCTTTCTATTACTTCTTGTATCTTTATCAAACAATACAGAAATCTTTTTATACTTGCCATTTAACAGCTTTATTCTTTCATAATACCTTACTTTTCCGTTTTTAGTAGTTTCTATCCACACTTTTAACACGTCCTTTCAGTAAATTGACTAACTAATAAAAGTATGTTATAATTAATATATGATGAGGGTTGTAGCATACCTCGACATATTTTAATTACTAGTGTTAGTATATGTCAAAGACTATATTTAAAATCGATTAGAGGACTATGTCCACCATATTTAAGTAGCGACAGTCGACCGCTACTTTTTTCTTTTAAAGCTGTTTATTTTACATAAAGCAAGCTTTATTTTTTTATTTTATTTAACATCCAATTTAATTATTTTCTTACCACTAGTTGACATAAAAGGCTGTACTTCTAATTCTAAAGAGCCTTCTTCATTTACCGCAAATGCATGTGTTGCATTTTCTAGTGTTCTATTAGGAGAAAGGCTATTTAAAGTAACTTGAATAGGATATGATTCAGCTTTTTTTCCATTAACATATAAACTTAATTCTACTCCTATTGGAATGTCTTTATCTGAAAGGTTTTTAATGTCGTATGTTACAAGTAAAACTTTTTTAGCAGGCTTACTTTCAAAACTATTTCTTTCATCTGTCCAAGTCGCAGATTTTACTGTAATTTCCGCTTGTTTATCAAAAACAATTGGACTACCTAATGTAGTTTCATTACTATTTTTCTTTTCTTCTTTTTGTTCGGTTTTATTAGAAGAAGAACTAGTCTCTTTTTTCTCACTTGAACAACCACTTAATACAACTGCTCCAGCTAATAATGTACTTAATAATACTTTTGTTTTTTTCATTTTATAAACTCCTGTTTGTATATTTTTTTGGTGGCTTTTTGCCATGTTGGATAGCTAAAACTAGCTATCTAAAATTTACGTCTTAACTCTACAACTTTGCCTATTATTGTTACAGGCAAGCTCTCTATTTCTTCGTTTGTGTAAAACGTAGGAGTGTAGCTACTGTTGTTAGGTATTAGCATTATACCATTGTTAGAGCGTTCGTATCTCTTACAAGTCGCATCATATCCGTTAACCATCGCTATTACTGTATCGCCATTATCCGCTGTAGTTTGCTTTCTCACTATTACTACATCCCCATTAGTTAGTATTGGCATCATGGAATCCCCTTTAATTTTCAAACCGAAGAACTCCCCTTGATTTTCCCAACTTTTCGGTATTTCTTCATAGTCTAGTATGTCTTCTACAGCTGCGATAGGTATTCCTGCAGGAACAGTTCCCAACACAGCGATTTTAATTCCTTGTGATGATTTGTTGTTTTCGTTATTTTCTTCTGTTACTTTGTTTCTAGGTACATCATAACCTAATAACCACGCTTCCGATACTCCAAAAACTTTAGCTAATAGGAAGATTTTTTCGTTATCTGGTTTACTCTTACCATTTACATATTGTGATAAATGGCTTTTATAAAATTTAATATTGTATTTTTCTTGATAAGGCTTTGCCATATTAAGAACATCTACTTGTCTTAAATTTCTTTCTTTCATTATTTGATTTATTCTTTCAGTAGAAGTTGCCATAACTCTTTTACCTCCTGTAACTATATAATATCATAACTTGAACTACAGTTCAAGAAAAAAGTTCAACAAATTTGAATTTTCTTCTTGACAAAAGAAAAAAGGTGTAGTATACTTAAGATAGTTCAAAGGATTGAACCAAATAAAAAGCGAAAGGAGAAACAATGAGATTTGATTATAGCAAACTATTAGGTAGAATAATAGAGGTTTACGGTAATCAAGGTAATTTTGCTATCGCTATGAGACTATCAGAACGAACAATGTCGTTAAAATTAAATAACATTAGACCATGGAAAGATAACGAAATTAAAAAAGCTATGAAACTATTAAAGCTACCAGAAAACAAAGTTCATTTATATTTTTTTAAAGAAGAAGTTCAAAGGACTGAACTTTAAATAATAAATAAGGAGTGATTCAATGGAGGAAATAAAACTTGATTTAGTAGAATTGCAAAAACTAGATTTAACTTTTCCTTATATATCAAAAGACGATATTAAAAAGTGCTTCAACATTAAAGATACAACTTACATCAAATGGAAAAATCAATTCTTAAAAAAAGTAGAAGAAAAGTTTTATCCTCAAGGAAGTTGCTTAAAGCTAGGAAAAGAGCAATTTAATATATATGCTTTTCTACACTTTGCAACAAACTATAACTACTTTCAAGATAAAAGGTTAGCGGAGTATGTCGAGCCTTATTCAAGAAAAACAGTACAAATATTTAGAGAGGAATTAGGAGTTAAATAAAATGAAATTACCAAAAATTAAAAAAGACAAATTACACGTTATTTACTGGACTATCGCAGTTGTAAGTGTGTGTTTCTTAACATTAACAAATGTTGACTGGAAACAAATCGCAGGACTTGCAACAGGGCTAGGGATATTGATTCAAGCAATATTTGATAAAGAGTTTAGCAAAAAATATTTTTAGGAGGAATTAAATGAAATCATTAGAATTACATGACAGATTAATAAAAGCACAAGACTTGCAACAAAAAGTTGATTCATATATGAAAGTGTGGAAAGAAAATCATATAGAAACTGCGCTTTGCGAAGAGTTTCACGAATGGTACAACGCATTAGGTTTATTTAAAGATTGGAAGAAAAATAAAACAGTTAAAGAAAAACAGCTAGATGAATTAGCAGATTGTTTAGCGTTTGCGTTATCTTTACTTAATCATAAACATAAAACATTCAGTTATGACAGATGTAAATTCACATTAAAAAGAATTAATAACAAAGAACACAAGAACGCAATGTTAAATGAAATAAAAACAGGTTACTTATTTAATAAGAGAGTTGGCAACACAGTATATATTCAAGAGCCAGAGAATGCAATAGAATTAATTATTGATATAGCGATTTTATTCTACACATTAGAAGAGTTGTTTGAAGCATACGAAAAAAAATCTTTAGTAAACATTCAAAGACAAAAAGACGGGTACTAATAGAGAGGTAAAAAAATGAAAATAAATAAAGAAATAGTAGATTTTTATACAGAAATTATGAACGGTGCAGCTACAGAAAGTCAATTAAATTTAATGTTAGCAATGGATATAAAAGGATTAGCAGAAGATATGAAACATAGAGTTACAATAGAACAAATGGAACGAATCGTCAAAATTATAAACGACTTAATGGAAGTTGCTATAGATGATTCTGTAAAACAAATATTAAAATTTGCAGAAGAAAGTGAATAAAAAAAGCAGCTGCTAAAAAACAGCCACTTAAAAAAATATACTTACATACATTTTAAAATAAATAAATTAAAAAGTCAATAGGAGGAATAATGGAGGTACAGAAATTAAAAGCAGCTAAAGACAGCTTAAACATAGCAATAGAGCTATTAAAAGAGTGTAAGCAAGATGTAAGGCTGCTAGAAATAAAAAGAGATGATATAGACGAGTTAATAGAATCGAAGAGTATTCGAGCATTTAACAAGCTAAATAAACTGAATCGAAATCAAGAAATAGTACTAGATAAATTAAAAGAACTAGATGACGATTTTATAATTTCTACAATATGTATTTTTGCGGATTCATATCCTTACGATACAGAAGTAGAGAACGCATTTACAAGTTTAAATAAACAAGAAGAACTAGAAATAATAGAGAGTTATACGAAGTATTTAAGGAGGAAGTAATATAAATGAAAAAACTTTTACAAGCAAGAGTATTATTACAAAAAAAGAAGATTAAAAAAACAGGATTCAACAAGTACACGAATCAAAAATATTTTGAACTATCTGACTTTTTACCATTAGCAAATGAAATATTTGATAGTTTGAAATTATATCCGCATTTTACCTTATATAAGGATAGCGCAAAGATAACATTTACTGACTTAGACACAAATGAAAAAGTTCAGTACACAATACCAAGTCAAACAACTGTAGGAGCTAATATGCAAACAATAGGAGGTATCATCACATATAGCAAAAGATACCTATATATGAACGCACTGGAGATAGCAGAGAGTGATGTTTTAGAACAAAACATACAAAATTATCAACCTACACCGCAAGCGGTTAAAGTAGCAACTAAATTTAACAGGAATGAAGCATTATCAACGATGCATACTCACAAAGTTGAATTAAGTCAAATAGATGGTTGGTTGAAGAAAAAGAACTTAAGTGTTGAATCACTAGAAGAAATACCAGATAAGGAGCTTGAGGAATTATGGAAAAACTTTTGTCAAAGTATAAAGAAATAAACGAAAAAATAGATATGTTAAGCATAGAAAAAGAAGAGGTTAGACAAGAAATAATGTTAAAAATGAAGGCTGATAACTTAGATAAGTTTGAGAATGATACAGCTAAAGTTAGTATTAAACCAGCTTACTTTAGAAAATCATTTAATAGTAGCGATTTTAAAGCTGATAATCCATTCTTGTATGAGCAATATGTAAAAGAAACGGAAATATCTGAAAATGTCAACATCAAATTACAACTTTAAATTTGATGAAGTAACACACACTTATTATTTAGATGATAAGAAGTTGTTAAGCGTTACTCAATGTATAAAACTTTTATTAGGAGAGCAATACGAGGGAGTACCTTACAGTATATTACAACAAGCAGGCAATTATGGAACTAGAGTACATTTCCTAATAGAGAGCTTAGAAGATGGGATAGAATGGAAAACAGAAAATGTTTACGAGCAAAACGCAATTAAGCAATATAAAAAGATAAAAGACTTTGAAACATTAGATAAAGAAATGTTTGTTCTTTACAAAGATATATACTGCGGACGTGTAGACGGAGTAGGGGACAACATAATATATGATGTAAAGACTACATCAAAACTAAATAAAGAGTATTTAAAGTATCAGTTATCGCTTTATTTAATAGCTTATGATGAATCTAATTACAGCAATTATAAAGGCTACGTATTATGGCTACCTAAAAAAAGTATAGGAAAGAAAGTTGAAATAGAACTATTTACAAAAGAAGAAGTATTAAAAATTATAGAAAAAATAAAGGAGATAAAACTCAATGATTAATAATGTAGTATTAGTAGGAAGAATAACAAAAGATGTAGATTTAAGAATGTCAGAAAGCGGAAAAGCATATACAAACTTTACTTTAGCAGTAAATAGAGCTTTCAAAGGACAAGACGGGCAACAACAAGCAGATTTTATAAGCTGCAAGACTTTCAATAAACAAGCAGAGAATTTAGCTAGATATTGTGGAAAAGGAAGTTTAATAGCAGTTGTAGGTAGTATTCAAGTGAGCAACTTTCAAGGTAAGGACGGAAACACAATTTATAGAACAGAAGTAATTGCTAACAACATTCAATTTTTAGATACGAGAAATCAAGGGCAACAGCAACAACAAGCTAACAACAATTTCAATAACTTCAATCAAAACCAACCTAACGCAATGGATGTAATTAATCAACAACATCAACAACAAGGAATGAACTTCAACAACACAGGGCTTAAGAATAATAATACAGTCTTTGATAATTTTGGAAATAACTTCAACCCTAACGACTTCATGCAAGATGTAGTGAATCCATTTCAAAATGAATAGAATATGTCAAATGTATTTAATAACAAGGAATCAAAGGTATTATTACTAAACTTGCAGTTGTTAGAAGTTTTAGGAAAAGGAAAAGTAAACGAAGCATTAATATTACAGCAGATTGACTACTGGACAACAATTAACAAGAAAAAGAATGAGCTTTTTATAGATAACGAATACTGGTTATTCAGTTCAGTTAATCAGATGTTCGAAAGAGATTTTAAGTTTTGTTTTGGAGTAGACACTCTAAAAAGAGCATTAGTTAAACTTGAAAAAGACGGTTACATAATTACACAAAAACACAAAAACGGAAAATTATATAGAATAAATTACCAAAAAATAGATGAAGTTTATAACCTTAAATCAGATAAAAATATTAATATTAAAGAGATAAAAAAAGATAAAACTGAAAATCAAATACAAAATTCAGAGTTAGGGCAAAATGCCCCAACCCAAAAAGTAAAAAATGAAACAGAGGTTAGGGCAAAATGCACCAACCAACAGGGCAATTTGCACCAACTAGGTAAGGGCAATTTGCACCAACCGTTAGGGCAAAATGCACTAACCATAAATAAGATTAATTATAAAATTAATATATATAATAATTATAATAAATTTATCAAAGAGATACTTAGTAATAATATAATGCTTGATAAAGTTAAGTTAAAGCTAGATATAGATTTATATGATTTTTGGTTTAAAGCTATAAAGCAAGATGTTAAGCAAGTTATAAGCAATATACAAGCTACAGACGATAGCAAAGAGTATAGCATAAACAACGAGAGTATAGCAGTATCAAGCATTAAGGAGTGTTTAAACAGCTTAACTGAACAAAATATAAATTATTGCACAGAGCAAATCTTAAAATCTAAAAAAATTAATATTTTTGAAAACTATGTAATCGCAAGTTTGTACAATTCTACAAAATCTAAAAATTATGAATTTAACTATAACTGGTTAGAAGATTAGGAGAGATGAATAAATTGAAATTTTTCGTAAGTATGGATGAAGTACCAAAGACTACAGCACAGCAAAAGAAATTTTCTACAAAGACAAAGACATTTTACAAACCTACAAAAGTTAAATATTCAGAGTATTTGTTAATAAGAGCGTTAAGTGGGAGACAACCAAGAGAGCCATATAGTAAACCTGTTGAGTTGTATGTAACATGGTTGTTTCCCTTAACAAAGAAAGCTAAAAACGGACAAGTAAAAGATACTAGACCAGACTTAGACAATTTACAAAAAACAATACAAGATATAATGACAAAGCTAGGTTATTTCAAAGACGATAATTTAATTACTGATATGCATTTAAAAAAGAGAATGCACGAACACACAGGTTTAATTATCCAGATTAAAGAAGTAGAAACAATAGATAATGAGTTAAATAAAGAGATAGAGGAGTTAGTAAATGGCAAAGAGTAAGAAAAAGAAAAAGGGAGGAAATAAGAGGTTTAGAAAGTCAAATCTAGTTCTTGCTAATCCTACAGCTTTTACAAACATAGTTAGAAATGATGCAATAAAAAAACTAGAGCCAGAAGTTAGACGGATGGAACAAGAGTTAATTCAAAAAGAAAAAGAGATGGAGGACTTAGTATATCAAGGCTTGTTTGTTAAATTGCTAGGAATACCATTACTAGCATTAAGAAATAGAGGTTACGGAAAGAAAAGGCTTGAAGAGTTTTTCAATGAGATGTACGAGATATTCAAGGATTTTCACTTAGAAAGATTATCAACTAACGACATAGCAGAAGCTATATACGATGAAACAGGTTACGACCTATTAGCACAAAAGAAAGAGTTTGCTAAATGGTTGCAAGAACATAGATTCGATAAAGAAAGAGGTAAATAAAAAATGAAAAAAGAGTTTTGGCAATTAAAAAGGATGGTTACAGGAAAGGAAATAGCAGCAACATTCACAGATGTAGAGGTAATATATTTCAGATACAACAACAGAATCTACAGACTAGATAAAGAGGGAGTAAGAAGTAGAACATATGGGCAAACTACTATACCATTAGAGCTATTTGAAAATGATAGAACAGAAATCGAAGTATTAGAAATACATTTCTTTGAAACAGTTGAAGAAGAGAAAGAAGAGAAAGGAATAGAAAAATATGCAACAGTCGGCTCAGAATAATTTATTTACAGCGTTTAATAACATTGAAAAAATTAAAAAAGAAAAACAAGAAAGGAAATTAAAACCAGTGATTAGAGTTGAAGAAATGATACAAACAATTAAAGCACATTACAATTTAAACGCCCCTATGTTAGCACATAATCTAGGAGTAGATGTACAAGCTATTTACAGATGGGAGAAAGGCGGTAGACCTAATATAAAACGATATAACAAGATTAAAGAGCTTTATGAGGGGATTGCAAAGGAAAGTAAAGAGGAAACCCTAGAACAGCCAGAGACAGCTAATAAAGAGATTGAAGAAGATGTTACAGTAGGTACACCGTTTATTACTTTAACAGGTATAGGAAACAGCGGAAATTTCTTTATAAATGTAAATGCGATTAAAAGAATAAGTTTTTTAACTGAATATACGAAATGTACAGAAATTCATATCGTTGAAGAATATATAAATGTTAAAGAAACTCCTGCAGAAGTCTTAGAACTCATTAGAAAGAAAATAAAAGAAAATGGCAAGAACTAAACTTGATGAGTTTATGAGAGAGATTGGAATAACTAACACAGGATTAGCTGCAGTAACTGGACTGCATAGAAAAACTATACAAGAAGCTAGAGAGGGAATCGTAAGGCAACGTTATAGCACGTGGAAAAAGATTAGTAGAGTAACTGGTGTAAGTGTGTATGAGCTACAAAAGGTAATAGATAAATAAAGAGATAGAGTAAGAAAAGAAGTAATAACCGCAAAAAATAAATTAGAGAGGTGCAGATGATTAAATATAGCGGGAATTACAGAAAAGGTAAGGCAATAGGATTGCCATATCAAGGAAGTAAAAAGAAAATTTCAAGAAAGATAGTTGAGATAGTAAAAGAGAATTTTGGTGAGGATTATAAAGTTTACGATTTATTAGGCGGAGGCGGTGCTATTGCTTGTGAATTTTTATTACAAGGATTCAACGTTGTTTATAACGAAAAGAACAAATCAGTATATGAGATGTTCAAAAGAAGTCTAACGTTAACTAATGATGATATAAGAAAGTTAATTATTTCAAGAGATGAGTTCTTAAGAATAAGAGATAAAGAAGTTAAGACGGTAGAGGACAATTTAAAATTGCTTATAAACAGTTTTGGTAACACTTGTAAAAGTTACCTTTACTCTATTGAAAATTCAGAGTTAAAATATAATCTTGCTATTGAAATTTTAGAAAAAGAAGAAAATTGGAAACAATATAAACAAACTAAAACTTATAAAAATAAAGTAAATCAAGTTGGGGATTTAAAATGTCTGGCAAGAATACAACAGTTACAACAGTTACAACAGTTACAACAGTTACAACAGTTACAACAGTTACAACAGTTACAACCGCTGGAACGGTTAGAATTACACAACAAATCTTATAAAGATTTTTCACATTTAGAAAATTCAATAATCTATTTAGACCCGCCATATGAAAACACAAGCGGTTATCACGGAGAAACATTTGAATATAAAGAGTTCTGTAATTGGGCATACGAGATGAGTAAGAAAAATATAGTATTGATTTCTAGCTATGAAATATCAGATGGCAGATTCAAATGTGTATATACGTTTGACAAGGCAAGAAGTACTGTGCAAAGTGGAACAAATAACAAATCAAACAAAACGGAAAGGTTATTCATGGTTAAACAAGATTAAGGAGTATTAAAAAATGAAAGATAAGAGTTTTAAAGAGACACAGAAAAAAATAGTAGGTAAGAAGATTCACGATATAAGAGTGAATCTAGGATTAACGTTAGAACAATTCGGAGAGTTAGTTAATGCTAAAAAATCAGATGTGTATCGTTGGGAAAAAGGATATCACTTACCTAACAAGAATAGATTAAAAGTAATAGCTATGAAAGGAGGGATTGAAGTATCACAGCTTTTACAAGGCAGCGGACAAGAAGCTATTAAAGATATAATTGAAATATTTAAGAGTTTGAAGAGAGAAGAAAAAGAAGATTGTTTAACAGAGTTGTTGAACTTAGGTCTTTAACATTTTCAATAAAAATCAATAAAATCAAAATTCAAAAACAAAGGAGAAATTAATGCTAGATAATTTAAAAAAAGTAGTACAAATAGAAACAACAGAGGGAATGCTTGCAAATGATATTAATGAGTTTGTTCAAGATAGTAATATTGATGAAATAGGACTAGATGCAGCTAATGAAAAAGTGTTAGAAGTTAAAGTATTAGACAGCATTCATGAAAATAAAAAAGTGTTATTAATTTTCGTAGGTAACAAGTAGTGTTAATAAGGCTTGTTTTGAATCTCAATTCAAGCCTTAAAAATAAATTAAGATAAGGAGTTTTTAGAATGTTAGGAAAAAATAGTCAGATGTTTTTTGATGCTTCAATTATAGAGACTGAAATAGAAGCAAATGGATATAAAGGCGGAAATTCTAAAAAAGGTGGGTTTGTAAAGCTTTTATTGAGAAACGTAGCAGCTACAGATTGGAACACAACTGTAGTACATGATTTTAATGTTAGTAAATTTGAAAATCCGCAAGTGATAGAAATTGTATTCAAAGGAGATAGTGAAATAAGAAATTTTCATAAGATAATAAACCTATGGAAAGAATATTTAGATTATCAGTTAGGAGAAATAGACGAAAATGAATAAAGAAGAATTACTAAAAGAGTTTAACGAGAAAGTGGAACAATTAAGAAATGAGTTGCTTTCTAAGTTGGAAGATGAAAAAAGGTTTGAAGTTAAGCTACCTAATATGTACGATACTTTATATTATATAGATGATATATGCAGTGAAGTTTATATGACAAATTTTGTTTCTTCTGCAAGGGATGTAGATAGGTATTTAAGAGGTTTCTTTTTTGAAACCAAAGAAGAGGCAGAACGACATTTAAAAGAGTGTGAACTATTATTTAAAATACAACAATGGACGGAGATTCATAACGAAGGGTGGGAGCCTAACTGGAGTAACTGGCGTGAGGATAAATACTATATTTATTATAATTTTAATAGTCGTGAACTTGAAACTAGTTCAACTATAATTAGTGATAATTTTAAAAAATTACCTTACTTCAAATCAATAGAACTAGCACTAGAATGTATCGACCTTTTCGGAGAAGAAATTAAAGAGGTGTTATGCTAATGGAAAGTAAATATCCAACAATTGTAGATATAGATGTAGGTATCTTTTACGTAGGTCAAACGTGGTGTTTAGAAAAAGATGAATCAACAGACAACAAGCTACATTATTATGGATATGATGCAAATTTATATCCTTTACCAGATTTATCAAAGTCTAGTGAAGAAAATCAAAGAAAAGTAATAGAAGAATTTAAAAAAATATTCAAAAAAGACAATATAGAAATATGGCTGGATGATGTGAAGATAAAAACTAAAAAAGGAGCATCGACTATAGTATTTAAAGCTAGATTAAACGAAGATAAGCAAATAGAACTAGATTCAGACTTTGCTAAAAAGCTAGATGAAGTTTATCAAGATTCACGAGCGATAGGAACGCTACAGTTTTTGGAAGAACTAGAGAAAACAAAAGTATTAATTGAAGTGGAGGAGGAATAATGAATATTTTCGAGGATATGAAAGTGTTTATCAAACCACTAGGTGTAGTTAGTCCAGTATCAGAAATAAATGTAAATAGCGATACTATATATACACCTTACGGAGTATTTAACACTAAAGATTTATTTTTGATATTCAAAACACCGTTAAAAGATAAAAACAATAAAGACATCTATGTTGGAGACATTTTAACAGATGGAGAAAATGAATATCAAGTTTATTTCAATGAAAACAAAGGTTTTACATTAATAGATAAGAAAAACAAAGCATCTTCACCGCATTTCTTAACTGGAGATAATCTTATACACTTTTCAATATCGCAATGCGAAATTATAAGTAACATCTATGTAGAAATGCAAGAAAGGGTTATACAAAATGGGATTCTTAAAAAAAGTTGGTTATGTGATATTCAAGTTATTAATAAAGACATTTTATAAAAAGAAATACTATGAAAGAAGTCCGAGTAAAGCTATAGTGCCATATATGAATAAAAATAAAATACAAGTTCATGAGGATAAATTTGAAGAGTTGTTAGCAACGAAAAAATTAACAATAGAGAAAATAAGTGCTAAAAATTTAAAAGTAGAAAGGTTAGAGGATATAAAAAAATGGAATCTTTAGAAAAACTTAAACAAATATTATTGTATGAAGAGATAGCGAGAGTTAACGAAGATACTTTAACTTTAAAAGATGGAACGAAAGTCAAGTTCTATATGTCTGATAACGATTGTTGAGCGGTTGCTTATGGCGATTGGAAGTTGTCAGAAAATTTTGAAGGAGTAATAACAGATGTTCAATTTAGACATGATAAAGAAGTTTTCTACGACGAGGACGTAAACAAGCTGTATATAACAGTATTTCACAACCAAAATGAGATAGCGCAAGCAGAGTGCCATGCAGATAATGGGAACGGTTATTATTTTTCTGTTTTGTCTGTAAGAGTAACAAATATTGACGGAAAGAAAATTGATGATTTTATATTATTAGAAGCATAAGAAAAGAAAGTCAAAAAAGGATAGAAAGTATATGAGAACAAAGGAAGAAAAGAGAGCAAACTGGAAGATTCATTATTTAAGTAGAATTAATTACTTACAAGGATTAATTGAAAGCAAAAATAACACATTAAAAACTATTGAGTATAGAAAATCACAAGTTAAAGCTATTGATTATGCTAAAGAGCAGATTAAAGGCGGGAACAAATCTAGCTGGGAAGCATTGATAGATAAAACAGATGAATGTAAAGAATACATCATTCAAAAGAACATAGAATTACATGATTCAATACTAGAGATTATGAAAGTAATAGACAATGTAAAGAATGATGAATACAGGTTGTTGTTAAGCATGAGATATATAGAGTGCAAGAAATGGGATGAAATTGAAACTAGGTTAGATATAAGTACTAACACTAGAGCGAATAAGCACACGGCAGCATTGAAATATATTCATTTACCAAGAACTCAATAATAAGTATTAATAAGTATAAATAAGTATTAAAGAGTACACACAAGTATATTTGAATTTGATATAATATAAATGTAAGAGTTAACAGGGAAAGTTAACAAATGGTATTTAGTCATAATATCGTGTTTGAGCGATAAAACTTTCCTTTCAGATTAATATTTTTTAAAACATAATTACTTAAAAACATAATTACTAACAAAATTATATGTATAAGATAAATAGGTAAAACATTCTCTGTTAGCTACTTGCAAAAATTGAAGATTATTACTTCTATTCATAATGAAAAACTCTTTATTTTAATTTTATTTTTTAATACTTCGGGTAATCATAAAAAAATATTTACAACGCGACATACCTTTAATATTTTTTTAATTTTTTTATACGAAAGAAAGCACTGTAAAAGGTGCTTTTTATTTTTGTCAAGAAAGGCGGTGGAAAATTGGCAAATGATTCTAATTTAACATTGAAACAAAAAAGGTTTGCTGATGAGTACATCATTACAGCGAACGCAACACAAGCAGCAATTAAGGCGGGATATAGTAAGAAGACAGCTAATAGAATTGGTACTGAAAACTTGTCAAAACCTGTAATTAAAGCGTATATAGACGTAAGATTAAAAGAAATAGAGAGCGAGAAGACAGCTTCTATAAAAGAGGTAATGGAGTATTTAACCTCTGTAATGCGAGGAGAACAAACAGAGCAAGTATTAAAGAGCGCTGGAGACTACCAGCAAGAAATAACTGATATAGATGTTAGCGCTAAAGACAGATTGAAAGCTGCAGACTTATTAAATAAGATACACCAAGCTAGAGAAGATAAAGGAAACGCAGCGCCAACACCTGTAATAATCGTTGATAGTTGGGATGATGATTAATGAGTGTATTTAGGATTGAAAAGAACGTGAATCCGCACTTTAAAAGCGTGTGGGAATCAAAAGTTCCTTACAATGTATTAAAAGGTGGCAGGAACAGTTTTAAATCATCTGTAGTAGCATTGAAATTAGTTAAAGAGATGAGCAAACAATTAAATAAAAATAAAAGAGCTAATGTAGTAGTAATCAGAAAAGTAGCTAACACAATTAGAGATAGCGTGTTTAATAAAATTCAATGGGCTTTAAATATATATGGTTATGCTAATCAATTCAAAGCAACAGTTAGTCCGTTTAAGATAACGCATATATACACAGGCTCTACATTCTATTTCTACGGTGCAGACGACTTTCAAAAGCTAAAGTCAAATGACATAAGCGATATAGTAGCTGTATGGTATGAAGAAGCTGCGGAGTTTGATAGTAAGGAAGAGTTCGACCAAACAAACATTACTTTCATGAGACAAAAACATAAAGACGTAAGGTTTGTTAAATTCTATTGGTCTTACAACCCCCCGCGTAACCCTTACAACTGGATTAATGAATGGAGCGAAGAGGTAAAGACAGATGATAGTTATTTAGTACATGAATCTAGTTACTTAAATGATGAACTAGGATTCGTTACTGAACAAATGCTACTGGATATTGAGAGAATCAAACAGAATGATTATGAGTATTACAGATATATATACTTAGGAGAGCCAGTAGGACTAGGAAGTAACGTTTATAATATGTCTTGTTTCCATCCGTTAACAGAGTTACCTGCTAATGATAGATTAATAGGTATCTCTTACGCACTAGATACAGGACACCAACAGAGCGCTACTGCTTGCGGTGCTTATGGGATAACCGCAAGAGGTAATGTAATTTTATTAGACACATACTATTACAGCCCAGCAGGTAAAAGCATTAAGCTAGCACCTAGTGAGTTAACAGTAGAGATTAAATCATTTATAGATGGTGTACAAGACAAATACAATGCTAACTTAATTCAGTTAACAATAGATAGTGCAGAGGGTGCATTAAGAAACCAGTTCTTTAAAGATTATGGTATCAGATGGCATCCAGTAGCTAAAAAGAAAAATCAAACCATGATAGATATGGTAACAAGTCTACTTGCAGAAGGTAGATTTTTTTATTTAGATAACGAAAACAACAAAATATTTATAGAAGAGCATAAGATGTATAGATATGATGAGAAAACACTCAATACAGAAGAGCCAAGAGTAGTTAAAGAGGACGACCATACAGTAGATGAATTTAAATATTTTGTTTTAGATAACGCAAAACTTTTAGGCTTAAAAGCATAGGAGCGATTAAATGGGAATTATACAGATAATCAAGAATTTATTTAAAAGGAGCAAATGGCAAATGCAGGGAAGTTTAATCAATTTAACCGACCATCCGAAAATAGCAGTTACTAGCGAAGAGTACAACAGAATACAAAGCAACCTTACATATTACCAAAGTAAGTTTAATGATGTGAAATATATCAACACAGACGGAGAACAGCAAACAAGAAAATATAACCACTTGCCATTGGCAAGAACTGCTTGTAAAAAGATAGCTAGTTTAGTTTACAACGAACAAGCGGAGATAACAGTAGAGAACGAGCAAATCAACGAGTTTGTACAAGAAATACTTAACAATGATAAGTTTAACAAGAATTTTGAACGCTACCTTGAAAGTTGTTTAGCACTAGGAGGTCTAGCAATGAGGCCATACTTTGACGGTAAAACAATTAAGATAGCGTTCATCCAAGCGCCTGTATTCTTACCGTTAGAGAGCAATACTCAAGATATATCAAGTAGTGCTATTGTTACAAAGACTATCAAAAATGAAGGCAAAGAAAACAAGTATTACACGCTAATAGAGTTTCACGAGTGGAACGGAGAAGACTTAGAAATTACAAACGAGTTATACAAATCTAATTCTAGTAGCGTTGTAGGAACAAGAGTACTTTTAACAGAACTATACGAAGATTTAACAGAGAGTGTAACAATTAAAGGATTAAGTAGACCGTTGTTTACTTACCTTAAAACTGCAGGGATGAACAACAAAGACATTAACAGTCCGCTAGGTTTATCTATCTTTGATAATGCGAAAACTACAATAGACTTTATCAATCGTACATATGATGAGTTTATGTGGGAGATTAAGATGGGGCAACGTAGAGTAGCAGTACCAGATAACTTAACAGAAGTAACATTCCAAAATGAGAACGGCGGTTTTGTTAAAAAACGTAGATTTGAAGTAGAGCAAAATGTATTTGTACAAGTTGGCGGTGGTATAGATGATAACAAGATAGTAGATTTAACTACACCGATTAGAGCAGAGGATTATATCAAAGCTATCAATAAAGGTTTATCTATATTTGAAATGCAGCTAGGAGTTAGTGCTGGTATGTTTACATTTGATGGTAAGTCAATGAAAACAGCTACAGAGGTAGTTAGTGAAAATTCAGATACTTACCAAATGAGAAACAGCATTGTATCTCTTGTAGAAATCTCTATTAAAGAGTTAGTAGTCTCTATTTGCGAGCTTGCTAAAGCTAACGGAATCTACAGCGGAGAAATACCAACGTTTGAAGAAATCTCTATTAATTTAGATGATGGAATATTCACAGATAGAAACGCAGAACTTAATTACTGGATTAAAGCAGTAGCAAGCGGATTAGTTAGTAAGAAGTTTGCTATCACTAAAATACTTAATGTTACTGATGTAGAAGCTAATGAGATGTTAAGTGAGATTAATGCAGAGGTAGAGCCACAACTAGAGCAACAAGACATAGATATATACGGATTAGAAGAAAATGAAGATAACAGAAAACGATGGTAAGTTCTGGATTAAGTCAAAAGAAGTAGAACAAGTATATCATGATTTAACCATTGAACTTATGATAAACACTATTAAAAGATTAAAGCAACGTGGTAATGCAGATTTATTAAGAAACCCTTATGTCTGGCAATTAGAAAAATTAAACGATATGCACCTGCTAACAGAAGAAAATGTTCAAACGATAGCTAAATATAGCGACATATCAGAAAGACTATTCAGAGATGTAATTGCTAACGAGGGCTTTGAGATATACAAGCACGGACACGAGCAACTAGCAAAGGCACTAGAGACAACTGCTAATATCAATTATGGTTTGCAAAAGTCTTTAGACGCAATGGCAAGGCAGACTATGTACGAGACAAACAACTTGATTAATACATCTCTTCCCCCTGCACTTCAAAAAGGTTTCAAACAAGCGCTAGAGAAAGCAGTAGGTGCTGTAGTTGGTGGTATATCAGATGAGAAAAAAGCTTTAACTAAAGCAGTATTTGAAATGTTTGATAATGGCTTTACTGCATTTGTTGATAGAGGGGGCAGGACATGGACGGCGGAGAGATACGCACAAACAGTAATAAGAACTACAACCTTTAGAACTTACAGAGAGCTTAAAGAAGAACCTGCAGAGGAGTTCGGAATAGACACATATTACTACAGTGCCAAGTCAAGTGCTAGAGAGATGTGCGCTCCTTTACAGCATAGAATCGTAACTAAAGGAGTAGCAAGAACTATCAACGGAGAAAGAGTATTAAGTCTACCAGATTATGGACTAGGAACTCCTGGAGGTTGTCTAGGAATCAACTGCGGACATTACCTTACACCATTTGTTATTGGTGTAAACTATAAACCTAAATTAAGGGAAGATGTAGAGAATCTTACGGAAGAAGAGCTAAAACAAAACGCACTTGATAAAGCAAAGCTAAAATCATACGAAAGAGCCATTAAGCAAGTTAAAGATAAAAAGCAAATGGCAAAAGCTCTTGACAATACAGAGCTATATGACAAGTTAAAGCTCCGTGAAAGAACATTAAGGAGCAGCAAAAGAGAATTAATAGAAAAGAATCCATTTGTTTTAAGATGGTAATTAAATTTAGTCCTAAAGTAAGACGTTAAACTGCTTTTTTTTCGTGCAATTACCACGTTAAGTAATTAAATTTAGTCGATGGACGTAAAACGAAAGGAGTTCTTAAATGAGCTTAAAAAGAGAAATGTTAATTAATGCAGGTATAACGGATAAAGAAGCGATAGACGAAATCATGCAAGCGTACGGGGCAGGACTAGAACACGCTAGAACACAAGTAAAGAATGAGTTAACTGCAGAGAATGAAACATTAAAACAGCAACTAGAAACTCAATCACAAACGCTAGAAGATTTAAAGAAAAGTAGTGAAGCTAACAGCGATGTTAAGCAGGCATTAGAAAAGTTACAACAAGAATACGAGCAGTACAAGGTTGAGAGTGATAGTAAGCTGCAACAAATAAATAAAACAAACGCTATTGCGCTAGCTTTAAAAGATGTTAAGGCTTATGATTCTGATGTTCTAATGAAACTTATAGACATAGACAAGATAGAACTAGGAGAAGATGGAAAGCCTAAACTAGATGAAGTAGTTAACGGATTAAGAGAATCTAAACCGTTTCTATTCGAACAAGAGCAAGCTGCACAGCAAACACAACCGCAAATAGTTGTTGGCGGGAATCCAAACGGAACAGGGCAACAAGAAACAGACCCGTTCCAAGCAATAATAAATTCTTATGGAAAATAACACAATCAAAGGAGATTAGAAAATATGGCAGGAAATCAAAATTTACCAGTAAGACAATATGCACCACAATATAAGCAAATGTTATCAACAGTATTTGATGTTAAGAAAGCATTCGAGGGGGTTGTAGCTCCTATTCAAATCTTAGACGGAGTACAACACAATGCAAAAGCATTTGCTGTTAAAACTAACGCTACTCCAGTAGTAGTAGGAACTTATAGCACAGATACAAACACAGCATTCGGAACAGGAACAGGAACAGGCAGCCGTTTTGGTAACATGACAGAAGTAATCTACCAAGATGAAGAAGTGCCTTACAGTTACACTTTAGCTATTCACGAAGGATTAGACCGTTACACAGTTAACAACGATTTAAACGCAGCTGTAGCAGACCGTTTAAGACTACAATCAGAAGCACAAACAAGAGAAATGAATAAGAGAATAGGTAAGTTCTTATCTACAAATGCAGGTAAAACAGAGAACTTAGCAGACTTAACAGAAGCTAGTATCAAAAAATTATTCAACGCAGTTACTGCTTACACAGTTAACACAGAGATTAATGCACCTATGAAAGCTTACATTAGAGCGGAGTTATACAATGCTATCATTGATATGGCTTCTACAACTACAGCTAAAGGCTCTAGCGTTTCATTAGACAGCAACGGACTACTTAAATACAAAGGTATTGAGTTAGTAGAAACTCCTGAGAAATACTTAGAGACAGGAACATTAGGAATCTTCGCACCAGATAACATTGTAATTGCATTCGTTGGTATCAATACAGCTAGAACTGTAGAAGCTACAGAGTTTGACGGTGTTCACTTACAAGCAGCTGCTAAAGGTGGTACTTACGTACTAGAAGACAATAAGAAAGCAATCATTAAAATTGCAGGTACAATCGCTTAATAGGAGGTAGCAATGCCAAAATATACGATTAAAACAGAATTTACTGACAAATACGAGAAATGCACTTACGAAGTAGGAGAAACAGCAGAGTTTTCCGAAGAAAGAGCAGAAGAGATTAAACTTGCTCTAGGAGAGGATGCATTAGTATTAAAGAAAACTAAAAAAGAAAGTACAGAGGAAGTTTAGTAATTAGCTTCCTCTTTGTAGGAGGTTAAAAAATGAGTTACTTAACTTCAAACGAATACGAAAGACTAGGTTTTGATGAGATAGATAACTTTGAACAGTTAGAAGAGCGAGCAAGTAGCGTTATTGACTTATACACAGACTACTTTTACAGTAATGTAGAGTTTGAATCTGATAACCCTATAAGAAAGAACGCAGTAAAGCAAGCAATAGCATATCAAATAAACTACATGGATAGCAGCGGAATCACAACCGCAGAGGATAAGGCAAGTTTAAACAGCTTGTCAATAGGTAGAACAACAATCAATTACAGCAATAACACAACTAACGCTATTAAAGATAACTTCAATCTCTCACAAGATACACTTAACTTACTAAATAGCGTTGGTTTTGGTTATAAAAAGGCAGTATATGATAGATAAAAGACTACTTACTGACGCTATCCAAGTACAATTAATTGATGATGTTGATATGTGGGGGAAACCTACACACCAAGAGCCTTTTACAGTGAATTTTGTAAGGTTTGATAGACTTACGATAGATAAGACTGAAAAAGCTAGTAAGCTAACTAACACAGTTAGAAATAGAACAGGGAATATATTTATATATCCTAGATTTTCTAAAGTGAAAGTAGATGATAGTTGGTTACAAGCACAAATTACAGACGAGCATGGAATGTATGAAGTAGTTAGTTATCAAGTGAATTACTTTAACGGCAAAGTCTTCTCATACGAGGTTAACGTAATCTAATGAGTATTACAGTTAGTTACGATATATCTAAATTAGAACGTAGTGTTACTTATGGTGCTATGAAACAAGCAGAGTTTAACGTAGCAGAACAGGTTGTAATGGATTCAGAACGTCACGTACCGCAAAGAGGCGGCACTCTTGTTGGTACAGGGAAAGCGTACAGCGGTTATGTTACATGGGATACAGTATATGCAAGAGCTCATTACTTTGGAACAAACGGTATTGTTACATTTAGAAAATATTCAGTTCCTGGAACTGGTACTAAATGGGTTGAAAAGGCAGCAGCAAGTAACATGAAGAACTGGGAAGAAGTAGCATTGAAAGGACTTAATTTAAAATGATAACAAACAATGATTTTCAAATAGTTCTATGTAATTATGTAAACACACTTAATTTAGGATTAAAAGCTAGAATAGACTACTTTAATGAAAGAGATGACCTAGTTATTAATCTTATAAGCGGTGGACGTGTAGAACAACTATTCATGGACGGCTCACAAGAAATCAGCTTACCTTATGAGATAGCAGTAAAAAGCAAAGACAATCAACGAGCAAATGCTATTATATGGACTATTCACTCATATTTATCACAATTTGGAATAAAATTACCTAGTTTAAATAATTCGTATCAATTTTTAGAAATGGAAATAGCCAAGCCATCTATCAACGGACAAGATGAACAAGGCTTTTTCATTTACACACTTACATTAACAGCAAAATTAGAAATTAAAGGAGATAACAATTAATGGCAAGACAAAAGAACGCATTAAGAAAGCATTATGTAGCAGTATTTAACCCTGCTAACCCAACAACAGCGCCGCAAAAAGCAGATTATAAGCTATTAGCTAAATACATTAAAACAGTAAACGATGAAACAGATGAAGATACTGACGACATCGCATACTATGACGGAGACGGGACACCAGAGGAAGTAGTAGTATCTGTTAAGGCTGGTTTCTCATTCGAGGGGAACTACGATGTAGAAGACGAAGCACAAAAACTAATCGCAGGACTACGTTATAAAGTAGGAGATGAACGTAAAGTATGGTTTAAAGTCGTAAGTTCAGATAATAAAACGCAATGGGAAGCAGTTGCCATCGCAAGTGGAATCAAAGCAGGAGACGGAGACGCTAACGAATTTGAGAACTTTGAATGTACTTTAAGATGGGTTACATTACCAAAAGAGACAGCAGTTGTTTAATTAATATAATTTAGGAGGATATTTAACATGGTTGTAATTAAAAGATATGAAAACACTATTCCAGTAGAATTTGGAGAGTTTACTTTAAACTTTGCAGTAAATGATAAAAACATAAAAGAGCTTGATAGATTAGGCAAAGAACTAGGTAAGTTAGAAGAAAAAGCTAATAACATGACAGGAACAACGGAAGATATAGACACTATCTACAACATAAGCAAAGATATATGGGAATCACTATTTGATACAGATGTGTTCACTAGAGTTTACAGCTTAGCTAATGAATCTAGTATTTCTTGTTTATTGTTCGCAATACAAATGATTAAAGGCTTACTTGAAGAAATCGGGAACACTTATAAAGAAGATAAACTATTGAAATATCTTGAAGATTAACCATGTTAAATTTATCAAAAAAACTAGAAGATAATTTAATAATTGGAAGCGATGTTTATCCTCTTGACTTAAGTTTCGGCAAAGTGTTAAGAGTATTTGAGCTACTTCAAGATAAAGAAATACAAGAGGAGATAAAGCCTTATTTAGCTTTACAAATGCTAACTGGTGCTAATTTCTCAAATTTTGACTTGATTGAAGTAAATGAAATCTTAGAAGAAGTGTTCAAAGCACACATTGTCAACGAAAAAACACAAGCAATTGAATATGACCTAGCTGGCAACCCTATGCCAGTACAACAAAAGAAAGAGGAGGAGCGAGTATATAGTCTTAAACATGATGCGGATTATATATTCGCTTCTTTTTTTCAGGCTTATGGCATAGATTTAATTGAAGAAAGACAAAAATTGCATTGGAAAAAGTTTAATGCTATGTTAAATGGTCTTCCAAGTGATACTAAATTCATGGAAGTATTGAAGATTAGGAGCTGGAAACCAAGTAAAAGCGATAGCACAGAGTACAAGGAACATATGAGAAAACTACAACAAGAATATGAACTTCCTTACGAAGAATAGATTATCTTTTAAAAAATAAACAAGAAAGGAGGTTGAAATATGGCAGTAGGTAAAGTAAAAATAGATGTTGACTTAACTGGAGAAAAGGCAAAGTCTGGAATAAAGGGGATTAAAGATTCACTAGAGGGGCTTAAAAGTGCTGGTCAAAAGACAGGCTCTCTATTTAAAAGCGTGTTAGGTGCTAATTTAGTTAGCGCTGGTATTGGTAAGGCAATAGGTAGTGTTACAAGCGGTGTTAAGAGTATGTTAACAGAGCTTAACAACTCATCTAAAGCATGGCAAACATTCGAGGGCAATATGCGAATGCTAGGTAAAAGTTCCGAAGAGATAGGGACTGCAAAAAGAGCCATGCAAGATTATGCTACTAAAACAATCTATAGTGCTTCTGATATGGCGCAGACTTACTCACAATTAGCAGCAGTAGGAGTTAAAGAGACTGATAAGTTAGTTACTGGATTCGGTGGACTAGCTGCAGCTGCAGAGAATCCGGCGCAAGCTATGAAAACATTAAGTACACAAGCTGTTCAAATGGCGGCGAAACCTAAAGTAGCATGGCAAGACTTCAAGTTAATGATGGAACAAGCACCCGCAGGGATGGCGGCTGTTGCCAAAGAAATGGGAATGTCTTTAGAGGAACTTGTAAAAGGAGTTCAAGACGGTACAGTTAAAACAGAAGAGTTCTTCAATGCGATTAAGAAAGTTGGTAATAATGCAGATTTTTCTAAAATGGCAACGGAATTTAAAACGATAGACCAAGCTATAGACGGAGCAAGAGAAGCGCTAGCAAACAAACTAGAGCCAGCTTTTAAACAACTTAGTAAGTTCGGAATCAAAGCTATTAAAAGTCTAACTGATGCAATGGAGAAAATAGACTTTGACGGAATGGCAGAGAAGTTAGGGCATTTCTTAGACGGAATTAACATTGATGGAATTGTTAGCAAAATAACTGCTGGTGTTACATTGTTAACTAACACAGTTAAAAAGATGTGGAATGCATTCAGAGATAGCGGAGCAGTTACTGCAGTTGGTAACGCTCTTAAAAGTGTTGGTAATGCAATATCTCATATTATAAGCTCGTTAGCTAATAGTGGTGTATTATCTGTTGTAGCGAGAGTGTTCGGAGAGATAGTTAAATGGGCAGCTAAAGTAGTTAGCGCAATAGGTAAGATTATAAGCGCTATCCCACCAAGTGTATTAAGTGCTATAGCTTACGGATTCTTAGCGATAGCTAGTTCAATTAAAGCTATTAAAATGGCGTCTAAAGGATTAGACTTCTTGAAAATGCTAAAAGGCTCTAAAGGAGCTAGTAAAGGCGGTATAGGTAATCCGTTAGAGGATGTTACAGGTAAAGTAAGCGAATCGAAAAGCCGACTAGAGTCGCTTTTTAAAGGAATCGGTGGTGTTATTAATAATGCTCTAAAAGGAATAGGAGCGGTAGTAAAAGACGCAGGTGTTGGTCTGAAAAATGCATTTGAAGGTCTAGGAAAAGGTGTTCAAAGTGTTGGAAAGGGAATATCAACAGCAGCACAAGGCATAGGAAAAGGCATCAAAACAGCGTTAAGTGGTGTACCTAAAATCATTGATAGTTTAGGTAAAGGAATATCAACAGCAGCACAAGGCATAGGAACAGGACTAGCAACTGCATTTAGAGGACTAGGTCAAGCGATAGCAATGGTACCCCCTCAAAACTTCTTAGCGCTAGGGGCAGCAATCGCTCTAGTTTGTGCAGGTCTTGCGCTATTAGGAACGCAAGGAGAAGGTGTTGCTATGGTGTTTACTTCATTAGGAACAGCAATAACAGCAGTTATTACAGCGTTAGGGACAGGACTTACAGCTATTATAAGCGCACTAGGAACAGCCTTAACTTCAATCATCACAGCATTAGGAACAGGACTTCAAGCAGCTTTACAAGGTGTAGCAACAGTTATTATTGCTATTGGAACTGGTATTCAAAGTGCCTTACAAGGTGTAGCGAGTGTAGTAACTAGCTTAGGTAGTGCAATTCAGAGCGCACTAGTGGGAGTTGGTGCTGCAGCAACTGGAGCAGGTAACGGAATAAGACTAGCATTTGAGGGAATCGGAAGCGTTGTGTCTAGTGTTGGTAGTGCTATTCAAAGCGCTATGCAAGGTGTAGCAAGCGTTATAGAAAGTGTTGGTAGTTCTATTAAATCAGTCTTAGAGGGACTGAAAAGCGCATTTGAAGGTGTTGGAAATGGAATCAAAAGTGTATTTGAAGGTATTGGAACAGTAATTACCAGTGTTGGTAGTTCAATTAAATCAGTATTAGACGGTATTTCTAATGTAATTAGAAGTGTTGGAGAATCCGCAGAACGTGCAGGGAACGGATTTAGACTTTTCGGAGAAGGTATTAGAAATATAGCTAGTGTTGGTGTTGGTAATCTTGCAGGCTCATTAGCAGCGATAGCATTGGGATTAGGTAGTATCACTAGTAAAGCTGGAGAAATGCAATCGTTAAGTAGCGCTATGAATTCATTTAGTAGCGCCCTTAGTTCTGTAAGTAGTGTAGCACAAACTACAGGAAGCGCCTTACAGTCGATGGTAGCTCCTATTGATGCAATTAAAGCAGCGTTCGATACAATCCCAGCTTCTATAACGGCTGCAAGCACAGGTTTATCAACATTCGCAACAGCCGCTCTAACTTCATTAGCTGGATTAACAGCGATGAGTACACAGCTAGAATCATTTAATGTTAGTATAATGTCATTAAGTTTAGGATTAACAATGGCAGTTGCACAATTTACAATGTTCAGTGCTGCAATTACAGGTATGGGAGCAGCATTAAGCGGTGTATCAATGATGTTTACAACACTTAACACAGCAATAACTACAATGTCAATGTCTTTCACTGCATTAAGTGCTTCTATAACTTCAACAGTAGCGCAATTAAGCGGAATAGGAACGGCAGTAGCTGGAATTGGTATTCAAATTACAAGCATGGCAGTATCTGTAAGTAGTGCAATGACAACAGTATCTAGCAGTATTACTAGTTCAATGCAAAGCGCAGTATCTGCAGTGCAAAGTGCTTGTTCTCAAATCATATCTGCATTATCTCAAATGGCATCTGAAATGAGCCAAACAGGAAGCAGAGCAGGGCAAGAATGCGGGCAAAACATTGCTAACGGCTTAAATAGTTCTATCGGTGCTATTACTGGAGCAATGAGCAGTATCAACAGTGCAATGCAAGGTGTAGCAAGAAGTGGTATTGGAGCAATGGTTAGTATCGGAGCGCAAATAGGAAACGGACTAGCTCAAGGGATGATGAGCGCATTAGGTGCAGTTACAGCAGCAGCAAACGCTCTAGTTGCTCAAGCAGAACGAGCAGCAAGAGCCGCAGCGATGATTCATTCACCGTCTAGGTTATTTGCTAGATTAGGTGTGTTCGTTCCTGCAGGATTCGCAAAAGGTATTGAAAAAGGCAGTCCAACAGTCTTTAAAGCGTTAGGAAACATGGTTGATAGAGCTAGTGGAATGAGTATAGCTCCCGAAAAAATGTTAAGTCTAGGACGTGGAGGACTAGGACTAGCAACAGCAGGAGCAACTAACACAGTTAACAACAGCACAGCTAACAATTACAAAGCATTATTACACATAGAGAATTTTGAAAATCATTCTAAAGATGATGTAAGAGATTTATATAAACAAATTAAATTCATGATTAGAGAGGAGGGTGGTCGACTTGATTAATAAATATATTAAATTCAACGGTATAACATCTAAAGAGTTAGGATTAAGGTTAGTTGATGATATAGAAATAGAATCAACTGAAAAGAATATAGAATTAATTGAGATAGATGGAGTTAACGGTGGAAAGATTCGTAATAAAAAGAATTTAAAACCTATTCCAAGAGCCTTCCCTTTTACTCTATATCAAGGAGTGAATATAACACTTGATGTTAAAAGTAGACAAGATGGCACAAGATATTTAGAGAAAAGGCAAGTAACAAGTCCTAAAGTTGATGTAGAAGAAACAGCAAGATTAATGAATATATGGTTAATAGAATCTAGCGGAGAATGGAGAGACTTTGAGTATAGTTGGGATGATAAATATTTATATAAAGCAGCGTTTTTTGAAACGTTTAATATAAAAGGTAGTTTAAACGCTAGAAAGAAATGTATTTTAAACTTCAAACTACATCCTATTAAATATTTAAAACTAGGTCTTCAACCTGTTCAGATTAGAAAAGGGCAAACCATAGTAAACCCAGAGCTTAGAGAAGCTAAACCATTAATCAAGTTAACAGGAACAGGAGATGTTAAGTTAACTATTAATTCGCAAATATTCAAATTAAAAGGTGTTAGTGGACATATTTTAATCGACTGCGAGACACAGTCCGCTTATTACAACAACAAAGAGCCGCAATACGACAAAGTATATACTTATCCCTTCCCAGTATTGCAACTAGGTGAAAATACTATTAACTGGGATAATAACTCTTTCACTTGTGAAATAACACCAAGATGGGAGGCTAACGCATAATGGCATATCCTATTTTATATAATGCAAACGAAACTAATTTTGAACATTTAGGAGTATCAGTATTAACTGATGCTTCTAATTGTTTAGTTACAAGAGAACGTAACGGAATTTACATTCTTGAATTTGACTACAACTCCAACGGAAAAGATGTTGATAAGATTAAAGAAGGAATGATAATAAAATGTGATGCAGGACATCGTGCCAAGAATCAAAGATTTATAGTATCGCAAATTACAAAAAATAAAGATGGATTCAAATTTTATTGTCAACATGAATCATACGTTAAAACTGCTATGAATGTTATCAACGGAGAAATAAAAGTACAAGGTAGCGCAACAAATGCGCTTGAAATATGGAAGGATAACCTATTAGACAGTAAGGAAAAGTTTTTTGTGTGGTCTGACATCACAACAAATAATACTACTAAATGGACAATTGACAATATAGAAAACGCAAGAGAAGCTCTAGGAGGTAAAGAAGGCTCTATTCTTGATGTGTGGGGCGGAGAATATGAGTTCGATAATCTAAACATTAAACTACATAAGCAAATGGGAAGAGATACACCGACAATTATCGCTTATGGTAAGAACTTATTAGATATAGAACAAGAGGAAAGTATATTAGAAACTTATACATCTATATTTCCATTTGTTAAATACCAAGATACAAACGCTAAACACAAAGACAAAGAAGAGGTAATAATAACACTCCCAGAAATAATAATAGACAGTCCGCATGCTAGTAATTTTACTCATAGAAGAATATTAAAAGTAGACTTCTCAAGCGATGATAAGATAAGAACGGTTGAAAAGTTAAGAAGCGAAGCTAATCATTACATTAAAAGTAATAATGTAGGTGTACCAAAACTTAACTTAAAGCTATCTTATCAAGATTTATCTAAAGTAAGTAGCGTTTTTGGTAATACTGCTATTGAAGTAGTTGACTTATGCGACACATTAAAAGTTTATTATGAAGATTTAGGAATAATGAACGAGAACGCAAAAGTTATTAAAGTTGTGTGGGATGTGTTGCTTGAAGAGAATCACGAGTTAGAAATTGGAGATACAAGAAGCAACTTTACTCAAGTAACTGGAACACAAACGCAACTTGAAAAGATAGAAAAACAAAACTCATATTTAGAGGAAAGATTAAATCAACTGTTAGACGAACAAGAAGCTATCTTTATGAAGTACTTTAACGAAAAGAAAAAAGAAATAGAAGATAGCGCAAAACAAGGAATAGAGAAGGCTGTAATTAATAGTGAATTGTTTTCTAAAAAGATTAGAGAAGAGTTTAACACTACTACACAAGCATTTAGAGAAGAAGTTAACCACGCTGTATCAGAGTTTGAAGAGCGCTTCAAATCTATCAACGGAGAAAGTCTTAACAAACTAAAAAAGCAAATAGAAGAAACAACACAAATAGCAGAAACTACTTTGAAGATGGTAGGAACTGATGATTCTATTACTTATGGTAAAAATAGAGTTGAAGGAGATACCAACAGAGAAATACCTGCAGGAATACCATATATATTAATAGAGCATAACGGAGACGGTTTTGAAGTAGGTAAAGAGTACACAATTAGCTGGGAAGCTATCTGTACAAACAATGATTATTATGATATTAAACTTAAACTTAGTAGACCTGCTCCACATCCATTAATGGTTAGGTTAGTAGATGAGAATGAATTTTATGAGCCGATAGACACTAATTTTGAAGTAGGAGAAAGCGAAAAAATGTTACTCCATGTCTATGATGGTTATTACATTTTAAAAATTTCAAGTTTATGGTTTAAAGAACAAAACAAAAAAACTAATGTTAGGAGTAACGCACCAGTAACAGCACCTATAGAATTTTTAGAAATTGCAGATAGCAACAACGATGATATAGAGGGAAGCTGGAGCGAGACACCAACATATATATTTGATGGAGGTAACTAATGGCGGAAAAAATACCTATAAGAGTGCAACATAAAAGAATGTCGTTAAGTGAATGGCAAGAAAGCTCTTTAATCTTGCTTGATGGAGAATTAGGTTACGAGACTGACACGGGGAAAGCTAAAATAGGTAACGGGATAAGTCGATATAGAGACTTGAAATATGTAGCAGGAGAAAAAGGGGAAAAAGGAGAACAAGGGATACAAGGTATTCAAGGGGAAAAAGGAATAGATGGAACGTTTCAAGCCTTATCACAACAAGAGAAAGAAAGTTTAAAAGGTAAAGATGCAGTTATTGGAGATTATAACTTAATACTTAATTCTCTTTTTCCAGACACTAACATTAGAACTAGTGGTAATCCTACACTTGCAATTATCCCAAGTGATTTTAACGGACGTAACGCACTTGATGTTAAAAAGAGTGGTGCTGGTGGTAATACATGGGCAGGAGTTCAGATAAACACATCACAAAAGATATTAAAAGCAGGAGATAAGCTAGTATTAAGACTACCTATTTACATTTATTCTGATGTTAACCTTGATAGTGGATTATATTTGAATATCAAAAAGCATACTGGAAATAAAGTGTTAAAATCAATTAATTTAAGTAATATCCCCCGTGATAAATGGACAGTTTACGAAGAGAAAATTACAATTACTGAAACTATTGATTTTGAAAACGAGACATATTGGTTTTACTTGTATGTAGTTAAGAATGGGCATTTCAAAATTGCAGAGCCTTATATAAGTTATGGAGAGGAAATCCCTCCCAAATGGCAACCTAATTTAGATGATTTAAAAGGTAACACAATAGCTAACCAACAGAACGGACAAGGTCTTCAATACTGGGTAGGTACAGAACAACAATATAACTTAATCCCAATTAAAGATAACAATACTATCTATGATATTGTTAAGTAGGTGTTAGTATGGAGAGATTAAGATTAATGTTAGGTACTACACCTATTATAAAACGTTACATAGGAGATAAATTAATATGGGAATACACAACCTTACTTAAAAAGTTAGAGGGTTGTTTTTTAATGTTCAACGATGATTTTTCTGAATTTATATCAGTAGCAGCGAATGATTATAGATTCACAGATGCAAATATTGTTAAAAGAATAACAGTAAATGATGTTGAAGTTAACACGATGGAATCTTTCAAATATTCTAATTATCAATTTTATATTTATTTTGCAAGTCCAGAAGATAAAGAAGCGTTTATTCAAAAAATGGGATGGCAAGGCGAGAGCTCTGTAGCTGGTGTAACCTTGAAACTATTTAGAGAGTAGGTGGTTGAATGGATATAGAAATAAACGGAAAGAAACAAGCTGCATTATTTAGAAATGGTAAGTATGAACACACATTTACGCCTACACAAAAAGATGAAGAAGTTAGACTATATCACATGGGGTGTAATGGTAGCACCAAGATAGCAAAACTACAACTAGAGCGTGGAACAGACGTTACATTCTTTGAACGTCCTTACGAAAAAGCAAACTCATTAAGTGGTATCTTCAAACAATTAAGAGACCTTGACATTGAGATGAGGGACGAAACCAGCGAGTTCTGGGGACGTTTAAAACTTAATAACAAAGGTTTTTTAACAGAGTTTAAAGAAACAGAGCTTAACACTATATTAGCTGCAACCGCAGAGGGAATAAGCAACCAAGTAAAGCGTGATGTTGATAATGCTGTATCTAATTTCAATCAGAAGTATAACGAAATATCCGCTAGTGTAAGCTCTTTTGAGAATGATGTATTGAAAAAATCGGAAGTTAGCGTAACAAAAGATGGAATAACGCTAGGAGCTGGAAAGAAAGTAGACGGAAAGACATTAACAAGTTTACTTGTAACTAATCCAGACAATATTCAAGCAATAACTGATAGGATGGTAATTACACCAACCTACGATAACATAGCTAATTTTGAAAAAAGAGAAACATTCAAATTAGATTCTAACGAGATGCAAATTACACCTTATATCACTCACGACAACCTAAAAAGAGGGGATGAGTTCGTTGTAAAAGGCTTGCTAGACTGGGAAGGACAACTAACAAACAATTTAATTTTACGAGTTGAAACGGTGTATAAAGACGGTGCAATTCACAACGAAGACTTTTTAATTCGTGAAAAAGGTAGTGAGCGACAAGGTATAGAATTTTTAGACAAAAACATTCTTGTTGAGTGGTTAGGAGCTGCAAATAATAACGTAGAAAAGTATTGTTTCAAACTCTTAATGAATGGAAATACTAATCCTGTTACTATCTCAAACTTAAAGATAACTAAAAAGAAAGACGCAGAGTTATTAGTAGACGGAAGTATTCAAGGTAAACATTTAGGAGTTAGCACAATAGAGGCTGCTAATATCAAGTTTGGAGCTATCAAAGGGACACACATACAAGCAGAAGCAATAGAGGGAACGCATTTAAAAGTTGATGATGGAATGATTAATAAATTGATGGCAAATGAGGGATTCATCGACAATTTATTTTCAAAAAATGCTTTTATCAACAATTTAAAAACCGTTAAAATCAACACAACGCAACTAGAGGGACATACGCTAGATGGATTCATAATAACAGGACGTTCACAAGTTAGAATAGGAGACAATGGTTATTTCGAGCCATTCGGGACTGGTGTAAGGTTTGTATTGCCTCATGAAAACAGACCAGATGCAAGCGGAGTAGGTGTGCAGTTTAACGCAACGCATAACTCACTAGGTAAGGGACTATCTGTGTTTAACATTACAAATATTCAAAGTCCAAACGAAGCAAAACCTATATATGATGAAACATTAATGACTGTTCATGGACAAATTAAAATGGGATTCCCATTCTTTGATAACAGAATTAAGAAATTCAGTAACTTGATGGGCTCTGTTGTAGTATCAAACGTTAGTAATAACAACCCTGTTCATCCGTGGGGATATAGAGGAAATCCGACCTACTCCAAAATATCGTGGATAGGGTGGTTATGGGGTGCAGAGGGTGGTTCAAGAATCATGTTCGGTTATCCATATGAAAATAACTCAAACTATTTTGCAGTAAGGATAGGAGAGACGTATTCTGACCAAAAACTAAAAGAGAATATCAATTCTACAAATGTTACAGCGTTAGATTTAATAGGAAAACTACAGTTTAAAAGCTTCGGATGGAGAAAAGAGTATAAGGAAACTGGAAGCCAAAAACCTGTAAAACTAGGATTAATTGCGCAAGATGTTCAAAAACTAGATGATTCACTTGTTACTAAAAGCCCAGACATACTAGAGATAGAGCATTTCAGATTAAGTATGTATGCTCTTAAAGGTGTACAGGAATTGATGGAACAAAACAAAGAATTATTACAAAAAATAGAAAGATTAGAGGATAAAATCAATGGAAAATAAATTACAACCTATTCACTTATTAGCACAAGAATTAGCAGAAAAAACAATAGAATTAGCAAACTATAAAGTAGCCTATGAAAACTTACTTAATGAGAATAAGGAGCTTAAAGAAAAAATAAATAAAACAGAGGAAGCTGTAAAAGATGAACGATAGTGTATTAATCGCTATTATCGGTTTAGCAACCTCTGTAATAACAATGGTACTTAAGCATTATTTAGAAAAAGGCAATAACAACCTTAAAGATATTAATAACGCTTTGAACGAGATAAAAGGCTTAGCACAAAAGACAGCAGACGGAACAAGAACTATTACCAAATATAGATTATTAAAAGATATGAATGAGTTGATTGAACGTGGATATGTAACACTGAAAGAAGTGAGAGACATAACAGCGTTATACCATTCATACAAAGCGCTTGAAGGCAACGGAGTAGTAACTGAAATGTTTGAGCGCTTTAAAAACTTACCTATTGAAAAAGGAGGTAACGAATGATAGATAAAAAGATACAACTAACATTTAACAGCACAGTAAATAAAAGGGTTAAAGTTCGCAGTAATTGCGAGCTTTACTCTCACGATAAAAATAATAACGAGTTTGAACTAACAATAAACAATCACACCTTAACGAACGAAGAAATAACAATACTATTCAAGTTTGTTAAGAGTGTTAAGTATTGGGAAACTCAAGGGAAAATTGAAGATAATAAGATTAAGTTTAAGTTTGACACTAGCTTAATAACTGATAACGAAAGAGTAAACTGTTACATCATTCTGAAAATTGAAGAAAAAGAAAGCGATATTTACTCATTTAGCTTTGATGTGAAAATGTCTGAATATGATTTAAAAGATAATCTACCTGTTAAAGAGCGATATTTTGCTAATAGTGTAGTTGTTGATAAGTTAGACGTGTTAACAAAAGAAGTACTAGCAACGGAGCTAGAGAAAGCTAAAGGTACATACGCTCTAAAAACTGACTTATCAGAGTTTGTAAGAACTAGCGATATAACGGACGTAGTAAGAACTTCAACGCTTAACGACTATCAACTTAAAAGCGAAATGCCAAACGTTACAGAGATAGTTAACAACACAATAGATAGTAAGGGATTTTTAACAACACACCAAAGTTTAGTTGATTATGCTAAAAAGTCCGAGCTTCCTATTGATTATGTTACAAATGCTAAATTAGAAGAGTTAAAAACTCATTTAACAATAGACACTAGCAATTTTGCAACTAGAAAATCTGTTGAAGATGTTGAAGCTAAAGTTACACAACTAGAAAATAGACCAGTGACATCAAGCTATGATGATAGTGAAATTAAACGTAAAATCAAAGAACTAGAAGATAGACCAACAACAGCTAATATCGATACTAGTAACTTTGTAACAACTACACAGTTAGAAGATAAGCATTATTTAACACAGCACCAAGATATTTCCGGACTTGCTACTAAAGAACAGTTAGACGAACTTAGGAACAGTCAACCAACAGTTGACACTTCAGATTTAGTTACTAAAGAACAACTTAGAAAAGCTTTCTTAGATGATGAAGAACATGAGAAATATGCTAAAAAAACTGAACTACCTCAGCCATATAACGACACTGATATTAAGAGTAGGCTGACGGCTCTTGAAGGTAGACCCGCAGGGAATGTTGATACGAGTAATTTTGCTACTAAAAGTGGAGCGCCATATGTATCATCAGAAAATATACCTTTAACCGGTTATTTAAGTCAAAATTCTATAACAAGAAACACGAGCAATTTTGGTAAATTATATTCAGATTTTTATGGTAATCATCTAGTTGTTAGTGGTCGTGAAAAAACAGCTAAATTTGAAGTTATATTATATACAGCCGCTAGTTCATTACCCGATTATTACGAGCCAGACTTTGATTTTTCAGAGGACGAGAACATTAAGTTCATCACAACACGAAATATTCGCGATTATATCCCAGCTAACGTTGGAAACACAATCGAATTAGACAACCGATTAAAAGTTCTAGAAGCGAAACAATGGGAAATTCACGGACGAGGATTGCCAAACGGTGTTGTAACTGCACCTGTTGGAACAACTTATGTAGACGAGGCGGTAACTAACGGAGCTTTGAAATGGATTAAGAAAAGCGGAACAGGTAACACAGGTTGGGAAGTTCTAATCGGAGATACAGGTTGGAAAATACTTCCTTCTGTATCGAAATTAGGGGGTTCTTATGTCAAAGTAAGACGTGTAAACAATGTTGTATCTTATCAGTTCGGAGGCTTATCATGGGGTTGGTTTGGTATCGTAAGGCGTGGAGGTGCAGGATATCAAGTTCAACCGTCAGACCGAGAGCGAAACTGTTTTATTCTAGGTTTGAACGGTGTACCGCAAGGATACCGCTCTGAAGCATCGTTAATAGGTGGGATATACAATGATAAGGGAACGCCTTACGGAACGTGGTATTTAGGAGGAGTTGGAGATGGTAACATGTTACGTTTTCAATTTACTGACCCCGTGCCAACTGACCGTGATATTGGCGATATACGAGTAAGTTCAATCTCATATTTAACAGGCGACCCATGGCCGTATAACTAGAAAGGAGGTGAAAACAATGATAAATTGGAAAGTAAGATTTAAAAACAAACGCTTTGTATTAGCATTTATAGCAGCACTATTGCTACTAGTCAAACAAGTTGCAATGTTGCTAGGATATAACTTAAATACTGAAATGTTCAACACTAATATTAACGGAATTGTTGACACAGTATTTCTTATGTTAGGGCTGTTAGGAATAGTTAACGACCCTACAACAAAAGGCTTTTCTGATAGCGAACAAGCCTTGACATACGACAAGCCAAAACAAGACTAGTAAATAGTCTTTTTATTTTACTTAAATTTAGGAGGAACAAACAATGGCAGAAATTTATAGCTCATATTTTCAACAAGGGATTTTCTTTACACCACCAAAAAACGCAGTACTGGGCGTTGTAATTCACAATGATGCAGGAGGGAATACAGCTAGTCAATATGACGGATTCTTAACAGATAGAGTTAACAATGGTACTCTTTCTAACGGATTCGCAGCATACTATGTAGACAGAAATGATGTGTATGTATTCCAACCAACTAACCGCCAAGAATGGCACACAGCTAATGCATATGGTAATGCAAACTTTATAGGTATTGAAGTATGTCAATCTATGACAGCGAGTGATGAGGACTTTTTAGCAAACGAAGATGCAGCATTATTATTAGCTGCAGAAGTGCTAGATTCTTATGGCTTACCTATTAATTCAGATACAGTTAAATTACATCATGAGTTTAGCGCTACAGCTTGTCCGCACCGTTCTATGAAGTTACATGCTAACGGCGGAGCTTACAACGGGGCAGGTACTGAAGCGTGTAGAAACTACTTTATAGACCGCATGAAAAAGCTATATAGCGGAGAAATCAAAATAGGAGATACTACTAACGTTGCAGAAGTTGTAGAAAAATCAATCTTAGATGAAGATGTAGAACTACCAAAAAGCGACACTCCATACTATGAAGCTACAGTATCAATTGACTATTACCTGGAAAGTCAACCAGACCTTAACAGCGAGGATAAAGAGTTTGTAGCAGCTGGAACTAGAGTTCGAGTTTATGAGAAAAAAGATGGTTGGTCTAGAGTGAATTACAAAGATTCAGACCAGTGGATTGAGGATAAATATTTAACAGAGTGCGAGTAATATGGTATAATAACATTAGATGAATATTTTTTCATAATTTACTCCCTAAAGCCTATCTTAATTGATAGGCTTCTTTTTTTATGTCTAATTTCCTTTACAACAGCAATTTTTAAAAATTTCTATTAAAAAATTAAAAAAAGTTTAAAATATCTATTGACAAAGTATAACGTATGCGGTATAATATAAATATAAAGAGATAGGAAAAGAGGTAAACGACATGGAATACACAATTTACAAAAGAGGACAAATAACAAAATTTGAAGCAGGAGTTATTTACAGAGCTTATAAAAATAATGAAATTAATTGCTTACCAGAGTTTACTCAATGGATTTACAAAAAAACAGAGGAGTACATCAGATTAGCAGTTCAAAGATACAACCAAGATTTTATTACTTATGATAGAGTATATAGCGCAGTAAGATATATTTTAAACAACGAGTTTGATAAAGCAAACGAAGAAATAGAGCTACTTCAAGAAACTTTAATCAGATTAGCAACTAAAAACTCAATTTTTAAAAAATATCAAAAAGAAGAAGAATAAAACACTTGACTTTATATACCGTATGCGATATAATATAAGTATAGAGGATAAGAAGAGAGGTAAATAAATATGAGATTCGGAAGTAAAAGATACAACAGTTATAGAAAACGTAGCTTTACAGCTACAGACAGTCAACGTAGAGAATACGCTAAAAAGATGGATGAATTAGCAGAACAATTCTCAAACCTTGAAGGCTGGAGCTTATCAAGTATGAAAGATAGCGCATATAGATATTATGACAACTATGTTGTAAGGTTATCAAATCATACAGCAGATAATAAATACCACGACATAGAGAACGGATATTTAATAATTAATATCAAAGCAAGTAAATTAGATTTTCTACACATCATTAATAACAAACTTGATGAGATTTTAGAAAAAATAAATCAACTAGACCTAGACAAATACAGATTCATCAACGTTACAAGTAGCAATATTAATTGTTACTATAAAGGTTACAAAACTAAAAAGGATGTAATTTAAAATGTGGAAAACAATTCAATTTAACAAACAAAACATAGAATACGACACAGGGGCGGCAGTTTTAATCAAACTGCCAAACCGTTCTAATTACAAGGGATATAAGTTTTGGCATCCAGCAAAATTAGTAAGAGAAATGAAAAAAGGTAACGGATATTTTCTAACATTAAGCTACACAGATAATTTTGTGTTTAAAGTTTTTAAAACTGATAAAAAAGGAAAAAAACTAGATGAAATAGAATTTAGCGGAGATGGATTAGCTGGAGAGTTCGGACAACTTACTGAATCTGATGACACTAGTTATTTAAAAATAACAGAGCCAGCAAAAGTAAATAGAAAAGTTGAAATAATTAAGGAGTTAGAACGCTAATGTTGACGGACAAACAACAATACGCATTTGATAAGTTTAAAAAATTAAAAGTAGGTGCTTTGTTCATGAAGCAAGGAACAGGGAAAACAAGAGTAGCAATAGAATTAATAAAAACGACTGATAGCGACTTAGTTTTATTTTTCACGCCTTGTTCAACTAAAGATAATTTACAGCAAGAGCTTATTAAATGGCAGTTAGACAGAGAATATATAATAATGGGATATGAAACCTTATCAAACAGTGACAAGGCTTATATAGGGCTTTTAAAGGCTGTAGAAGGTAAGAAACTATTTATAGTTGCAGATGAAAGTATATTTATTAAAAACGATGATACAAAACGCTATAAAAGATTAATGAGTATCGCAAAAGAAAGCGAGTATAAATTAATATTAAATGGTACTCCCTTAACTAAAAATGAATGGGATATTTACAACCAGATGAATTTTTTAAGCTATAAAATAATTGATATGAGTAAACAAGAATTTTTAAATGTATTCTTTAAGAAAATATCATTTAAAAAAGCTGGGCAACGTCCTAGAGAGTTTTATAAACTGTCTGATGTTAACATAGATTTTCTACATCATTTAATAGCACCTTATATATATGAATGTGATTTTAACTTTGATAAGGATGAATCAACACAATATATAAGGATAATCGCTAGCAATGATAATAGAGAAGTCTACAGCGTTAAAAAGCAAGCCCTACTCAACTCTCTAGGTAAGGGAGAAAGTATAATAGAGCAATTTCAGAATCTAGCGTTATCTTGTTTCAAAGATGAAAAACGATATAAAGAGATAGCGGAGCATATAAAAACAAAAGAGCAAATAATAGTCTTTTGTACTCTAGTAGAAGAAGCAGAGAGCATAGCTAGTGAATTGAACTGTTATTTAATTGCAGGAGCTACACCGTTAAAAGAGCGTGCTGCTATTCTTGATAAGTTTAAAAACGATAATAAGGCATTAGTGATGACATTAGGAACTGGAGCTTATGGACTTAATCTACAATTTTGTAACAAGGTAGCATTTGCTAGTATCACGTTTGATTATTCAAAAACAGAGCAAGCTATAAGCAGGATAAAAAGAATAGGACAAGAGAATGATATAGAATATATATATTTTACGTCAGACTTAGGTATATTTAACATGATATTAGAAAATAACGAAAAGAAAAGAGATTTAAAAGAGTTGTTGATAGATAAAATAGAACAAGGAGGGAATTACTTTGAAAAAGTATTGTAAAGAAAATGTTTACGAAGCAGCACAAGAACGAGTGAAATATATTTTTGATGAGTTTGAAAATATATACGTTTCTTTTTCTGGTGGTAAAGATAGTGGAGTGTGTATGCATTTAATGTGTGAAGAAGCGGAGCGAAGAAATAGAAAAATAGGTGTATTGTTCATAGATATAGAAGCACATTACCAAATGACTATTGACTACGCAAAAAGTATGATAGATAAATATAAAGATGTAATTATACCTTACTGGGTGTGTTTAGCTATGGAAACTGATAATAGCTTATCTTATGATGAGATGACGTGGAGCTGGTGGGAAACTGAAAAGAAAGATATATGGGTTAGAGATATGCCAACAATGGATTATGTTATAAATGTAGATAATAATACTATTGACTATTACAAGTATAAAATGACTTTTGAGGACTTTGTAGCAAAGTTCGGTAATTGGTATGGCAAAGGAGAAAAAACAGCTTGTATAATTGGTATTAGAACACAAGAGAGTCTTAATCGTTGGCGTGCTTTAACTAATCAAAATAAAAGCAAATATAAAGATGTAATGTACTCTACAAAAGTAGATAAGAATGTGTTTAATTTCTATCCTATATATGACTGGACAACAGAAGATATATGGGTTTATTATGGCAAAACTGGAAATGAATATAACAAATTTTATGACTTAATGTATAAAGCAGGTGTATCAATTCATAGTATGAGAATTGACGAACCTTTTGGAGATACAGCAAAAGCTGGTTTAAATATGTTCAAAATAATCGAACCTAAAACATGGGTTAAAATTGTAGGTAGAGTTGCGGGTGCTAACTTTGGTAATATATATGCTCATTCATCAATCAATACAGCAAATTATAAATTGCCAAAAGGTCATACATGGGAAAGTTTCACATACTTTCTATTAGATACTTTACCAGAAACAGCAAGTAATCACTATAGAGAAAAGTTTGATAAGTTTATAAAATGGTGGACTGAAAAAGGCTCAGGAATGAGAAAAGAAGATATAGATATATTAAATATTAATTATAAAGATGCGGTATTTCAAACAGGAGAAATAAGTAATAGAGGAAATAAAGATAAAGAAATAATTAGATTTAAACATGTGGTTGACACTATTCCAGAGTTAGACAGCAAGCAAGATGTTCTAACATGGAAAAGAATGGCAATGTGCATTATAAAAAATGATTATTTCTGTAAGAGTTTATCTTTTGGAATAAGTAAAGAACAATTAAAACGAAGAAAGGAAACAATGAAAAAATATGAAACAATTTTGTAGTCCAGTATATAATATTAAGGCAATACCTATTGAAAAAATTCAAGCAAACAGCTATAACCCTAACCATGTAGCACCGCCAGAAATGAAGCTATTATATAAGTCTATATTAGAAGATGGTTACACAATGCCCATTGTTTGTTACTATTTAGAAGATGAAGACAGATACGAAATAGTAGACGGATTTCATAGATATACAGTTATGAAAAAGCATAAAGATATATTTGAGAGAGAAAAAGGCTGTTTACCTGTATCTGTTATTGATAAACCTATAAGTGATAGAATGGCTTCAACTATCAGACATAATAGAGCGAGAGGTAGCCACGATGTAGAACTTATGACAAATATCGTTTCTGAACTAGTGGAGAGTGGGTGCTCTGATACATGGATTATGCGACATATCGGAATGGATGCAGATGAATTATTAAGACTAAAACAATTAAGCGGTTTAGCTTCATTATTTAAAGATAAATCTTTTTCAAAATCGTGGGTTGTTGATTCTGATTAATTTTGATATAATGATAAAAAATATCTAGGAGATTATTATGGCAAATAAAACATCACAAGCACAAATTAAAGCAACTAGAAACTATGAAGCAAGGAATAGAGAACAAACTAGAATTAATAGTTATAAAAGAACTGCAAGACTCTTTGTAAAGACTTATGCAAGTGAGGAAGATATGCAAGAGTTAAATAAGATTTATAAAGAGAATAAAGACAAACGATAAAAGAGGTAAAAAATACCTCTTTTTTATTTTGTCAATTTATGTTAAAATATGTCAGAGGTGGATATAATGAAAAGGTATTATTTAAATAACTACAACAATGTTAGAATGTCAGAGTTTCTATTAAGGAACGGAGATATTAAGAAAGATAATCAAGGTATCTATACAGAAGATGTAGAAGATTATAAAGATTATCAAGAACAGTTTGACAGCTTAGAGTATTTTAAATCTATTCAAAGTTTTGTAAATGTATTTGAGCTAGAGTATATGCTCTCAAAAGATAATTTTACTTATTATGCAAGAGTAATAGAAGATGATGCAGCAAATATATTTACATTGATATACGAAAGCCAAGACGGAACAAAAGATATAAATATATCCGATGTAGTAGAAATAAGAAGAGGAGATATATTTGATTAAATTCAAAATCAATGTTATAATCTAAACATAAAAAAAGGGCAGAAAAAGGACAAAATCTTTCAAAATAGCACGTTTTATTGAAATGAAATGAAGCTAAAAACACATTAAAACAAGCGTTTTTGAACACTTTTGAAATGTTGTGAAATGAAATGATTAGTTTTCCCATACATGAAG